TAGATGAGTATACTGCTTTCTCATTCACGGCTAGTAATGCAGTTGTATCTCTTGGAGATAGAGTACGAATAGTTCGTAATGTAAATTTCACAACAAGTGCTGGAAGTAAAGTTAATTTACTTCAGAGAACAATTGAATACTGTAATGACTACTGGCCTGTAAGTGCTTCTACAGGTGAGCCACGTTATTACGCACGTAAGAATAACAGTTCTATATTTATAGTACCAACTCCTGTATCTGCTTTAACAGGAGAAATCCAAACAGCTTCCCAACCATTAGCCTTGGCTTCTGCTACAGGCACAAGTGTTACTACAGCAAATTATTTTACTAACTATTGTTTTGATGCTTTATTCTATGCTGCAATGATGGAAGTTACTATGTACATGAAGGATTGGGCTACAGTTCCTGCATGGCAAACTCAATATGAAGCAGCAGTTATTACACTTAGAAACCAAGCTAGAAGGACACGTCAGGATGACATGGCAGTTGCTGCATCTCCTGCTGGTGGTCCCGATACAATTCAACAAGGAACACCATAAGGAGAATTTAAATGGGAATAAGCATGGTACCAATAACCCCTATGCTACGTAGGGATGAGCAAACTACAGATGAAAAAATTCCTAAAAGAAGGAAAGAAGCCAAAAAGCTTTCTAAAGATATAAAAAGAAAAGCTAAAATTAGAAAAACCGATGCTACAACTGCTGATGAAGGAGGCGGTGGCGGTGGAGGTAGTACTAGGGCAGGAGGTCATAAAATATCTCGTGGTTCTATAAAAAAAGGTTTAAACAAAGTAAGGTCAAAAACTGCTCCTCTTCCCAAAAAAAAACCAAAGCAAACTGGGGATAGTCTTCCTATAGAAGAGACAATGAAAAGCATAGGAAGATTAAATAAAATTCAAAACGCTACAAAAAAGAAAGCTGGCGGTAAAGTAGAATATAAAATGGATGGCGGTAAAGTAAAATATAAAAAGCATGGTGGGAAAGTAACTAAAGAAACTACATCAGGTGATGCTTTAATTAGTAGTTGTTATGATTAGTAGGTCTAGTGTTAGACAACAAATTACAAAGCCACCTAAGAAACTAAAGCTAAGTAGTAGAGCTAGATTTAAAAATCTTACTACTAACTTAAAAAAAGTAAAGGGAAAGAAATAATGTCGGGACCACATACACTAATTGATCGTAGTATTCCTCTTGATAAGATAGTAGGGAAACCTACTGGACAAGGCTTTGGTGCTGCACGTAAAGGACCATCTGTAAAAGGTAAGCCACACGATGTTGTTGTTGATGAAGATTATCAACAGGGCAAAGCTTTTAAAATAGAGGATTAATAACATGGCTGAACGAAAACTTACTAAATCAGAATTAAAAATGAAGCAGCGTGATCCGAAAAAATTTGCTGAACTTCAAAAAATAAGGGCACGAAGAGGTAAGGGATTTTTAACTTCTAAAACTATTCGTGATGTAGGCACTACAAAAGATGGAACTGCTGCTGAACGAAGGGCTGTAGCACACGGTAAAAAAATTGAAACCGAGACGGGTAGTAAAGACAAAGGCCAAAAAGCTGCTCTAGCTATGATGAAAAAGAGTCGTAGTAAGTCTAATAAAGAAATAGCAAGTTTAGCTGTAGATGGAGGACTTATTGCATTTGGCGGACCTTTAGCTGGCTATGTTGGTCGAAAGGCACTTCAAAGTGCTTTGGGACAACAAGTGTTAAAAAGTGGTGTTGGTAAAGCAGCTACAGCAGGAGTTAAAAAATTATCAGGTTATTTTGATAAAACTGGTAAAGCAATAAGTTCAGTAGCTTTTGCTGCTCTTCCTGTAAGTGCTAAATTAGCTTTAAGGAACGCTGATAAAGCTGCGGCGGCGGCAAAAGCAGTAAGGGCATCACAAAAAGTAATAGACCCTAGTAAAGCAGCAGCATCACAAAGAACACAAACAGCAGCAGCAAATAAAGTTAGAACAGATGCAGCCCAGAAGGTAAATAAAGCTACAGAAGGAAGGAGAGCAACTAGAGGTGGTTCTCCAGCTAACTTACGTCCGGGAAGTCGTACAAGAGTTGGTGGATCAAGAAGTTCAACTCCACAAAGTAAAGTTGGAACAGCGGCAGTTACAGGGGCAGTTATTGCTAATAATATGAGATCAGGTAAGAAAAAGCCTCCACCGAAAAAACCAATAGTGGTAAAGCCTACGTCGAGAAAGACTACTCCTCTTGATCTTACTTATAGAGATGATGAAGGTTCACCTATTGGCACAGTAGATAGAAAAAGTAAACCAAAAAAACTTAGAACTCTTACAGAGGCTATGTTTGGTAGTGACCAAACACCTGAAAATGAAATGGTTCGGAATCCATTTACAGGTAAACCTATGAGTCTTGAGTACGATTTTCCTGAAGACCCTGAAGATATGAAAAAGGGTGGTAGTATTAAAAAGAAGATGAAAAAGGGTAAAGTAAAAAAACGTGCCGCTCTTCGTGGTCAAGGTAAAGCATTAAGAGGATTTTAAAATGTCAGTACTCATTGGTAAAACTGCTGCTAGAATTGCACAACAGATAAGACAAGTTATAGCTAAAGCAAATGCAGAATTAAAAAAAGAAGGCCCACCTAATCCAAAAAAAATAAACGAGTTACGAAAAGATTATAAATCATTAGATAATGCTTTACCTCTTGCTGAAGAAGGTGAAAAGTTGAGAAAAGCCTCACAAGACAACACACCTATTATGGATAGAGGTGGTCAAGGTACTACAAGATCAATAGGAGCAGGAGAAAGCGCACAATCTAAAGGAACTACTCCTTTTCGTAAAGAATCGTCAAAAAAGTGGTTTAAAGTAGAAGAAGGTATAGATGAGGGTAGAAAAAGTTACGGACGGAAACAAGCAGAAGCTACACTTGAAGATGCAGTAGAAAGTGATAAATCTGTACCATTCAAAACAGGCCGTTCTAAAGAAGATGATAAAGCAATAAAAGCATTTAAAGGTAAGGTTAAAAGAGCTGGTAAAGAAAGTCTACGTACTAGTAAAAGAAAAGTTAAAATACCACGAGGTAAAAAAAACTACATCTTAAAAAATGAAGAGGTAAAAGATTCATTAGAAAAAACTCGTAAAAAAAGTGTACGTATTGGTAAAAGAAAACCTAAAGTACCTGAAGGTAAAGCTACATTTAAAAAACCAAGAGAAAAACCTTCATCTTTAGATAAACAAAAGAAAGCTATTGTAAGACAGGGTAAAAAAGAATTAGCTAAAAACCCGCTTAATCCTAATACATCAAAAGTTGTAAGACTAAGAGAACAATATAAAACTTTAAATAATCTTAGTAATGAAGTCATTGATCTTGTTAATGAGAGTGATTTAAAAAAGCAAACAACAGAAGCAAATAGATTAAAAAAACTTGTAGGTCGTTACACTACAACACAAATAAATGATATAATGGGTTCTTCAGGAGATTTTTCAAAAGGAAGATCAAGTGGTGAATTTAAAAGTGGATCAAGAGGAGATGGAAAGTATATACCAAGGTCAGATGAGGTTGGTGCGCCATACCCTAGTCGTAAAGCAAATCCTGAACAGGTAGCATTAAAGCGTAAAAGACCAAGAAAAAATCGTAGTCAAATTGCTAAGAACGCACAAGATGCTCCAGTAGCATTACAAAATTTACTTGTAAAATTAGGTATTATAAAAAGGTCTGAGTTAAAATCTTCATACGTTCCTAAGAATACAAAAACTAAACCTTACAAACCTACATCACAAGCAAGAAAAGGTAAACCTACTCCTACACCTGCAAAAAGTAAAGTTCAAGAACAAAAAGAAGCAGCATCTAAAGCAAGAAATTTACAACAAAAATCTGTTTTTAATAAAATTAAAACATTAACCCCATTAATTAAAAAGAATGGGGCAGCTAGATATCAAAAAAGAATAGATAGTATTAATAAAGATATTGTAAGATTAGGAATGCAAAGAGATGCAACTGTAGATTCTGCTCCAGCAAGATATAGAGCAAAAGATTTAAAAGTATTTAAGAAAAAAGGTGGCAAAGTTTTAAAAGCTAAACCTAAACGTAAAGTAACTACAGTTAAACGTAAGACAACTGCACCACGCAAACGTGCAGCACTTCGTGGTTACGGTAAAGCACTCAGAGGGTTCTAGTGGATAGTAAAAAAATAATAAAGCTATACCAAAAGTCTGTTGATCAAGGTATAGATAATTATAATTTACTAGACAATGATATTAAGAAACCTATTAAAGAAGACTACAGTAATTGGGATGACTACTGGGTTTCTTTTATCAGCTACATGAAAGAAAAGTATAGATATACATATGGCAGTAAAGCGCAAAAAAAGTAATATGAAGGGCATGACTATTGGTAAGGGAATGAAACGCCCTACCAAGTCTGGTGCTGGCATGACCAAGAAGGGTGTTGCCAAGTATCGTAGGCAGAACCCCGGTTCTAAACTACAGACTGCTGTGACTGAAAAGAAACCTACTGGTAAACGTGCAACAAGGCGTAAGTCTTACTGTGCTAGATCAGCAGGACAAATGAAAAAGTTTCCCAAGGCTGCAAGTAATCCTAACAGTAGGCTAAGACAAGCCCGTAAAAGATGGAAATGCTAATGATTAAAAAAACTAAACCTCTTACTATGAGACAAAAAGAAACTTTAAAAAAACACTCAGTACACCATACAGCAAAACATATGGCTAGTATGAAAAAGGCAATGGGGAGCGGAAAGACTTTCGGTGCTGCTCATAAAGAGGTTCCTC